TGGACACAGTCAATTGGGATTTAGACCAAGTGGATGCATACTGTAAAAAGCATAATCCAGAAATATTGGTCATAGACCAATTGGATAAAGTGTCTGCAAAAGGTAACTTTGCCAGAACGGATGAAAAACTCCGTGCCATCTATATGGGGGCAAGAGAAATAGCAAAACGAAATAATTGTTGTGTCATTGCCGTCTCTCAAGCGTCTGCCGATGCACACGGACAAACAATGTTGTCTTTTGATATGATGGAAAATTCAAAGACAGGAAAAGCAGCCGAAGCTGATTTGATTATAGGAATTGGTCAGCAGAACATTGTTGATTCAGAAGCTACACTGCGAACTCTCTGTGTATCTAAAAATAAAATAACAGGATGGCACGGAAGAATAGATTGTGTAATTAACCCATTTTTATCGAGGTATGAAGGATGATAACTATATTTGATGTAGAGACAAGTTTTGTCACAGGGGTAAATGGAAAGTCAGACCCATCTCCATTTAATCCTAATAATAAATTAGTAAGCGTGGGCATAAATGACGAGTATCTTTTCTTTAACCACGATGAACGGTCAGACAAGGATGCTTGGAAAAAAGTTCAATCTATTTTAGATAAAACCGATTTACTAATTGGCCATAATTTAAAATTTGACTTATCTTGGATATACGAAGTTGGATTTAAATACACAGGAAAAGTTTATGATACAATGGTTGGGGAGTATGTTCTTAACAGAGGTGTTCGAAAGGCTTTATCATTAAAGGAATGCTGTGCTAGACGTAATTTAAGCAGAAAATCAGATGCAACAGAAGACTTTATAAAGCAAGGAATATCCTTTGAAATGATACCCGAAAAAATTGTTGAAGAATATGGCCGACAGGACATAACTGTTACCAGAGAATTATATCATTCACAAGTGGATGATTTTAAAAAGCCAGAAAATAGAAAGCTTATTCCTACTGTTAAGATGATGAACTCCTTTCTGCAAGTTTTGACTAAAATGGAGAGGAATGGAATACAGATTGATTTAGATTCATTGAATGACGTGGAGATGAAATTTAAATTGGAATATGATGAATTACGTGAACGTATTGATACAATGATATGGGAACGAATGGGGGATACAAAAATAAACCCTGCAAGTCCAGAACAGCTATCTTGGTTGATCTATGGTGTAAAAGTCATAGATAAAAAGAAATGGGCGGAAGAATTTAATATAGGAATTGACTCCTATACTAAAAAGCCAAAAAAGAGACCTAGATTTACACGCCCTCAATTTATAAGAATGGTTGGACAAATGGTAAAACCAATTTATAAAACTCGTTCTCATCAATGTATTACGTGTACGGGTTCTGGGAAAATACAGAAGATGAAAGTGAATGGAGAGCCATACAAGAATTTAAGTCCTTGTTATTCCTGTAATGGAGATGGAATTATCTATGAGGAAACAAAATCAAAAGCAGGGTTTCAATTGAATCCTATGTTTGTATCTGATGTTGCCGAAGGTGGATTTAAAACGGATAGAATAACATTAAATCGAATGACCAATAAGGATAATGAGGAACTGAATGCATTTGTTGAAGCTATTACACGATATAATGCCTTGGAAACTTATTTGCATACTTTTGTTACAGGTATAAAAAATCATTCCAATAATAATGGAAATCTTCATCCTAAATTTATGCAATGTGTTACAGCTACGGGAAGACTGTCAAGCCGTGACCCTAATTTTCAAAATCAGCCAAGAGGAAAAACATTCCCCATACGAAAAGTTGTTAAGTCTAGATGGGAAAATGGAAAGATATTGGAAATGGATTTTGCCCAATTGGAATTTAGAACGGCTGTGTTCTTGGCTCAAGATAAGCAGGGCATAGAAGACATCCAAAATAAAGTGGACATTCATCAGTTTACTGCTGATACAATAGGATGCTCACGTCAAGATGCAAAATCGCATACCTTTAAGCCTTTATATGGTGGAGTATCGGGTACGGATTCCGAACGAAATTATTATAAGGAATTTTTAAAGAAGTATAAGGATATAGCAAAATGGCACGACCAATTACAAAGTGATGCCATTAATTATAAAGTGGTATCCTTGCCATCTGGCAGGGAATATGCTTTCCCTTATGCAAAAAGAATGCCGTGGGGTGCATCTTCCAATTCAACACAGATAAAGAATTATCCTGTGCAGGGATTTGCTACAGCCGATATTGTTCCATTATCGTGTATTGCCATAGATTCACTAATGGTACAAAATAAAGTCAAAAGCTTGATAATAAATACAATTCACGATTCTGTATTGATTGATGTTCATCCAGATGAAGAGGATTTAATTATTAAGATTGTTAAAGAAGGAGCAGGTAAGGTAATACCAATGATGAAAACCTATTATGAAATAGATTTTAATATCCCCCTTGACACAGAGGTTAAGATGGGGTATAATTGGTTAGAAATGAAAGAGGTATAATATGGGTGCAATGAAATGGTTTCTTATGGGTGTTGAAGAATTAATTAATCCCGATAAGACACTTGAAGAAAATATTGAAATGAACAAAGACAATAAGGTTGAAGTTCGTGGAGAGAAATTTGGAATTACTAAAGATGACATCGAATACGCATATGGAAGAGTTATGCAGGAAGGGGAAATGGATGGATATTAGTACAATGACAGTCGGAGATTTATTTATGGAAGATAACTACGATTGGGTTAATGATGAAGAAGCAATGGCTTTTAATCGAATTGAGGAATTAATTCGAGACTTCACTAAAACCAATGGAAAAAAGCCAACAAAGATATATGTTGGAAATGATGAGGAAATTCAAAGTTATTTACTGTGGTTTTCTGCGTCATATGGCTTAAAATCTGAGCCAACAGAAAAAACGACATATTTGGAATAATTTTCTTGACAAATTATAAAAAGTATGCTAGTAATAATTAATAATTAACCAAGAGGTATATATGACTGAAAATCAAGTTGCAAGTTTTGACCAATTAAATCAAAATCAGATTATGGAAATGATAGGACAAGATGTTGGTCAAACAGGAACAGGATTGCCTAGACTTACAATTAATAGGCAACCAGAAGATGACGAAGGCAATAAGTTGCCTGTAGGAACGTATGCTGTATATGATTCTGGAATAGAATCAATGGTGTATGGTAAACCTGCCACATTCAGACCATTCTTAAATGCATTTCAATTTATGGAATATGATGCAGAGCAAAATAAATTCTCAAAGCGTTCTGTCATATTTAAGAATTGGAAAGATGACCCAATAGATACTAGTGGTGGCAGTCGTTGTGGTAAAGTTCCTTTCAAGGAAAGGGATAAATTATCCAAAGCTGAATTAGACCATCAAAAAAATATAAAATGCTATCGTCTTGTATTTGGAATGGTAAGCATTGATGGTGTGACATCCAAGGGAACTAAAGTATCTGTAAAAGATAAACCTGTCTTATGGCGTGTTACAGGAAGTAATTTTACTCCTGTAGGAGAGGCTATACAAAGTCTTAAAAATAGAAAAAAGCTAATGTTTAATCATACATTATCTTTGGATACGGAAAGACGAAAAGCAGGAAGTAATGTTTTTTATGTTTCAAATATAAAAGTAAATCAAAAGGAAGTTACTTTTACAAAAGAGAATATGGAATTAATGCAAAAATTCCAAGAAACTATTGCAACAGAAAACGAAGATATCGTAGCTTTATGGAAAGATGCTAACAAATCTAAAAATAATGGTAGCGATACAGAGAGTGCAAAAATAGTATCTGATGTAGAAGGAAGTCCGTTTGAATCAAATGAGTAGTCAAATACTAGAAAACGTCCAATCATTCCTCAAGAGAGCGACAGATAATTCTGTCGCTGTCTCTGAGGAATTGATTGAAGAATTTGGGGAGTTGTGTAAAACAGCATTTCGAAAACAATTTACAGATAGGAGAGAAAAGTCATTTAGGGCAAGAATGTCAAATATAGGAAAGCCTTTGTGTCAATTGCAAATGGAAAAAAGTGATACTGAACCAGAAGGTCAGCCATACAATAATAAAATGAGAAATACGTTTGGCGATTTAATAGAGGCTTTGGCTATAACTATCGTTAAAGCGTCTGGAATAAAAGTAAATTCAGTTCAAAAACCCGTTTCGTACAAGTTTAAAAATAAAAAAATTAATGGAACATATGATATTGAAATTGATAAGAAAATTTATGATATCAAAAGTGCTTCTCCCTATGCCTTTGAACATAAGTTTGGAGATGAAGGGGGATTTAAATCTATTGTAGAAGAGGATGCTTTTGGCTATTTATCGCAAGGATATCTCTATAGTGAATCTGAAAATAAAAGGTTTGGTGGTTGGATTGTTATCAACAAAAGTACGGGCGAATGGTTGGTAACGGAAACACCAACAGAAGATGAGCAATGGAAAGGTCTTGCTATTAATCTGGCAAAAGATAATCTTACTGCTTTAGATAAGGGTAAACCCTTTAGGCGTTGTTTTAGCGACATTGAAGAAACATTCCGAAAAATCCCGACAGGAAACAGGGTGTTAGGGATAGTTTGCAGTTTCTGTCCTTACAAGTTTCCGTGTTGGGGGGAAGACAAGTTGCAATATCTCCCTCAACAACAGTCTAAAGGGAAGAACCCTAAATGGGTTTATTATACAGAAGTAAATAATCCCAGAGAAACAAATGAAAATAAGGAGTAGAAAAGCAAAAGGAAGACGTTTGCAAAATTGGGTTCGAGATGAATTATTATCTTTATTTACTACTTTGTCCGATGATGATATTTATTGTGCTATTATGGGGGAATCTGGTGCTGATGTAAAGTTTTCTGCAAAGGCTCAAAAATTACTTCCCTATTCCATTGAATGTAAAAATAAAGAGACATTTAAGGGAATTTATGATATAATAAAACAGGCACAACATAATGCTAAAAAAAATCAAGTACCTTTAGGTATAATTAAAATGAATAATTTTGAACCATTAGCTATATTAGATGCTAGGTTCTTTTTTAATATAGTGAGGGAAAATGGAAAAACTTAATTTTACAAAGGGGATAAAATTATTTGTATCTCCCACGGATAATGGCTTTGCTTGTGGAGTTATTGAAGATGAATGGATGTATTCCGATGATGGGTATCTCTGTTCTGTTATCGCACGGGGAATGATGAAGATGGCTGTGGACAACCCACAGGATACATTTGAATTAGGTTTGGAAGGGTTTGAACAAGATATAAAAAATAAAAAACTTGTAAAAGATAATGGAGAAGATGAAACATTAAAACCAGAAGGTGCAAAAATAATAGATATTGTGCCGTATTTTAATAAAAGGAAATTACACTAATGGATTATAAAGATTATAAATTAAAAGGAAAAGTTCACGCACCCTTCAGTCCATTTTTAATGGAATTTGAAATGCCAGAACCATATATTAAAATGCTTAATGATTATGGTGATAAAATATCAAAAAGTGATAAAAAATCTAAACAACTAGATTGGTCAGATAATCTTGTAGGAAATGTAAAACAGGAGCATAAAATTGAAGACCATATATGGCATCAAAAACCAGATGAACATCTACCTACTCTTTTTAATTGGGTAGGGCATTGTACCAATATGTATGTGAAAACAAAATTAAATGCAGATGGGGATGACTTGGATAAGGAAAAAGCTAAACAGGGAATTAAAAAAGTATTATTACATAATAGTTGGCTTGTTAATTCCATTGCAGGAGATTTTAATCCACCACATATGCATTATGGTATGTTGTCCGCAGCAGGTTGGTTGAAAATGCCAGAATCTATAGAAAAAGATAAAGAAAGAGAACACGCAGGTTGGATTGAATTTATATATGGAACACCACAAATGTTCATAGACCCAAAATATCCTGTAAAACCTCACGTTGGACAGATATTCTTTTTTCCTTCTTGGCTGTTGCACGAGGTTTATCCGTTTAGAGGTAAAGGCTTGAGAAGAACTATATCCTTTAATTTAAGTTTTGAGATGTAATATGTTGATAACAAAAGACATATTAAAAGAGGCAAATGAATTAATAGCAGGTGACAGGCACAAGGATTATGGGGATAAAGTTGAAAACCATAATAATATTGCAAAGCTATGGTCTGCCTATAAAGGCATAGAAATTACAGCCCACGATGTTGCCGTAATGATGGTGTTGTTAAAAATAGCCAGAACAAAACTTGGTGCTGTTAGTAGGGATACATATATAGATATGTCTGCCTACGGAGCTATAGCAGGGGAAATTAAATTTAGAGAGCCAAAAAAAGAATCAGAAGGAGAGAGACGGGGGAGAGAAACAGAAAAATATATAAAGAGTTTAAATAAAAATGAATAAAGAATATAAAAAAACATTAGGTCAAAAACTATATCACGCTTTAGAAAAGAAATATGATTATGAAATTTATGATGCGAAAGCCAGACTATCAGTATATTTTACTAGTCCTGTTGGCATTGGAGAGCATCCACAATTTACAGAAGAAATGGATAAATTATTAGAAAAAATAGCAAATGCAGAAGATAAAAAATCTGCATTGGAACGTCACTTCAATGATGGACATTGGTTATTGCCATTTTTTGAAGATAATACATAGGAGAATTAATGGAAAATAATTATATAATAACAGAACAGCAACGGCAATCACTTGTAAAGTATTTGGCATCTAGGCCTTATCAAGAAGTTTTTACTTTAATACAATTAATAGGAAATCTTACAAAACTAGATTCAAAGATAAACCCAAATTTTTTGAAAGAGGAAAAGAAACCCAGAAATGAAAAAGGCTAACCTATTTTCCCTTCAAATTAGTGTTAGGGAAGATGGTAGGTTAGCCTTTGATTATGATTATATTAAACCAGAAAGGTTTGTAAAAAAATTAGATGATATATATCCTGATTACGAAAATACCCACGTTATTGCATCTGCTATTAGGCATTGTGTAGATAACGCTGAGTATTTATCTGATGAATTAAGAAAGTTATTACGTTCTATTTAAGCTTTCGCCATATGGTCGCTGAGTTCCTTGGCACGATTTGGAGTTTGTTTTGCCCAACGTGAATCCAACATCTCAATACTCGCTAATTTATAATCACGATTTTGAAGTGCCTTAATCATATTTTTAAACTTACTAACTCCAGAGAATCCCATTTGATATATCATTTCACATAATACTTCTTTTGCATCATCTGAAATAACACGAAGATTATTTTCTTCGCAAAATCTTTCCATAAATTTCCACGCTGATTGAAAGTCAGAATCAAATAACTTCATCCAACCTTCCTTAGTTGTTGGAACTTCCTCATTTGGCATAATTCTATGTCCAACTCCCCCCGTCAAATACCCAAGTGTATCCGTATATGGCTCTAAACGATATCCTTCGTGGAGTTTAATTCTTTCTTTAAGTGATTCTTTTGACATTTTTATTTCTTTTTAAAGTTGCTCTATTTGTTTTATAATTATAATTATAATTAGCTGTAGAATTTCCAGACCTTTTTGCTGCTCTATTTTTTGCCCTTTGTGAAGGAGTCATATTTCCTCTAGCTATTCCTTTAGTAGTTGGCTTTGCTGTTCCTCTTTTTAAATTACCAGATTTCTGTAATTTACTTACAGCAATTGCATAAGATGAATTTTTATTAACTCCCTTTCTTTGTAATTGCCCCACTAATCTGTCTAGTATTTTTGGCATTATTGAGTCAACATTTTTAATAGACCTTTTGTAGGTGTCCATTCTTTTTCTTCTTTTCTGCTATATATAGTTTTATTTTTTACTATTCTTTGCTTGTATTGGGGAGTTCGTACTTCCCTTGCCATAGGATTTGATTTTTTAGGCAATTTTTTTGATGTTAATTGCATTTTCTTTTCCTTTATTTTCTCCTATTTCAAATTCTATTTCCTCTCCTTCTTTTAGTGTATCAATACCCGCTTCTTTCAAAGCCGATACGTGCAAGAAGACATCTTTGCCTTCCTGTTCAATAAATCCATATCCTTTGGTTGGATTAAACCATTTAATTTTTCCTGTAGTCATTAGTTTCCTTTATAATTATTTATTATTCCATTTTTCCTTGGAACGAAGTGTCCATCGTTCAAACGCTTCCTTACTTATTTTTTTCTTTATCATTTTTGCCCCTTCTGGAAGTTCAGTATGAAGGGTTAATATTTCCCCATCAGAACTTAATTCCACTAATGCAGGGCCACAAAATGCATCCTTTGTATAATCCGTTTCCTTTTTCTTTAGTATTCTTACTTCTTTCATACAAGTAGATAAGGATTCCATTGGAACATATTGGGTCATTCTATGTTCTTGGTCATTCATATTTCCAAATATGAACATAACAATAACGCTAATTACCTCCATTGGACTCCCTCAATTTATCCTTTAATTTCTCAACGTCATTAAGTAGTCGTTCTATATCCTGCTGTGCCCTCTTTATATTTACGGAATTGCTCATCATTGATTCCATTTCTTCCTGCATATGCTCAAGCTGAGAACTCATAAATTCAATTAATAAATCCTGCTGACTATCTGCCGGCAAACTGCCTAGCTCACCTCTGGGCCATTTTATACGGAATTCCGTGTTTTTCGTGAGGTCGGCTTCCATAAGCGTACTTCGGGTCTCAACATTATTGAGCCT